TATACTACGTTAATGGATTTGGTGAAGTTACAGCAACTTGATGGCAAGATTGCTACTGTCACTGAAATCCTGTCCCGCGCTTGTCCTATGATGGAGGACATGCACTTCCAGGAAGGAAACCTGGAGAACGGCAATAGAACAACCATGAGAACCTCCCTGCCGTCAGGCACATGGGTAGGTTACAACCAAGGTTGGAGTACAGGCAAGGGAACGGTAAGCACCTTCGATGATATGGCGAAGATGTGCAAACTGCGCTCTATGCTTGACTGTGAGTTGGCTGAGTACGGCGGAAACGTCGCTGCCAACCGCGCCGCTGTCGACTTCCCCGCTGCCATGGGCCTGACACAACAGTTGGAAACAGCTATACTTTATTCCAACTCTGCTACAGCCCCGGATGAGCCTCTTGGCTTAACCCCGCGCTATAACCTGACTACAGGCGCAACCGGAAACAACATTGTAAACTGTTCCGGAACCGGAGCCACAGACCTGACCTCAATCTGGATTATCACATGGGGTCCTCAGACTGTGTTCGGCTTCTACCCACGCGGTAGCCAGCTTGGTCTTAAGATTGAAGACATGGGTAAAGTCCAGGTCACTGACCAGGGTAACGTGGCTACTGCTGCTGCGTATTGGGCCTATGATACAGAGTTCACATGGAAGGTTGGTCTTGCTGTAGCAGACTGGCGTTACGCTACTCGTGTATGCAACATTGACCAGGCTGCTCTCGTAGATGATGCGGCTTCCGGTGTGGACCTGTACGACAAGATGATAACTGCTTGGTACAAGCGCCCAGCTAGTTCCCTTGGGGACTTTGGCAGGACCTACGTTTATTGCACTCCTACCATTGCTGAGTACCTGCACAAGCAAGCTCTGTCCAGGGCCTTTGGTGGCCTGACCCCTGATACGGTAGCTGGTGCGCCAGTAACCCGCTTCATGGGTGCGCCAATTAGAATCTCAGACAGAATCAAGCCCACAGTGGACGCAACCACAACGGGCGAGACTGCTGTGAGTTAAGGAGAAAGACGATGAGAGATGCGAATCTGACAATTGCAGTTGCACAATCGCCCACTACTACGGCTATCTCTGAACATGTCATCACTGGTAAGGCTGCTCAGTATATAGCTAATGGCAAGCCTCTGTATCTTGTGGTAAGGGTAACTACTGGTTTCACTACCAGTTCTAATACTCTTACTGTAACGGCAGAGATGGACAGTGCGGTGGGCCTGGACGCTACACCTACGGTACTTGGTTCTTCACCAGCAATACCTACTTCTTCACTGACTAAGGCTGGCACACAGATAGTCGTAGCTCTTTCACCTGGTTATCAGGTTGCTACTGACGTATATATCGGATGCCGATTTACGTGCAGTACAACCCTGGCTACTGGTGTGGTAGATGCGTGGATTACCCCGGATGTGGAAACTGTCCCGTTTAACGTGGGAGTATAATAGCTCGATGAGGTTGGGGAGGGCATCGACCCTCCCCTCCTACAAATACCAAAGGAGGTAAGATGAGCGTCTATTGGAGGGGAAGAAATAAAATAAAATGGCTGGATATGGTTCCAGGTGGAGCCATAACAGGATACATGCCTTATATATGGGGTAATGGCAAGGTATTCTATGTAGACAGCCGAAGTTGGGGAACTGCCAGCGACACAAATGCCGGAACTGACCCCAATTACCCATTGGCTACCATAGCCGCAGCCCTTGCATTGTGTACGTCAGGAGAGCAGGATTATGTTGTCTGTCTTGATGGATACGATAATGATGCTGCTGCTATATCTGTGGCAAAAACAGCATTACATATTATCGGGGTTGGAAACTCTAATACATTCAGCCCGTTCGTGTGGTTAAACACTACTGGTGATGCCGTGTTCTCTTTACAGGGCGGAAGTGCGGTAAACGTTGAAATCGCCGGGTTCACCCTAGGAGCCGATGCAACACATGCATGTATTACATTTGAGGCCGGAGGTTCCACGGAACTGTCCTATGGGCATATCCACCACTGCGGATTTGCTGCTTCGACTGATGCTGCGTTTGTAGCGCAAGATGGCATCCTAGTACCAGCAGGTAGAGAAGCAAACTGTCTCTTAGTTGAGGATTGTATCTTTGGTGACGAAATCACCAGAGATGGAGTTAGGATACTTGGAGGCATGACAAGTGGTTTAATCCGCAATAGTTTCTTTAACAACTGTGGCGGGGTTGGTGTAAACCACACCGTTGCCACAGCTAATGCCTCGATGCCATCTGTTTTAGACTGCAAGTTCAGGGCAAGTCATGGAGCATCGGAAGGATGGGCTGTTACTATACAGAATGCCTCTGGCGGCTTAATAGATGGTAACCATGCTTCCGCAGACTTTGCAACCGCTGATGCCAACCCGTATCTGGACCATACTGATAAGTCACAGTGGGGCCTGAACTACAACGTTATAACGGCGACAGCGCCAGCGACAACCTAAAGGAGAATCTATGCCTATATATGGATTCCATTGTGAATGTGGTGCAGAGAAGGATGTTGTTCTCCCGATGGAGAAACGCAATGACCCGCTACAATGCCTATGTGGAAAACAAATGAAGCGGGTCATAACACTCGCTGCCTTTAAGATACTACATTCTGGTAGGACAAGGGTCCTGGGTGCTTTAAATAAAGAGGTCGGGTATAATCTACCAGCGGGACCACAGGATAGGACGCGCATGGAATACGTTTTAAACAGGAGTATCAATAAAGAAAAGCCTGTGCGGGGTATAGGATTCTAACTGAATAAAGGGCTTCGGCGGCTGTGCCTTGAAACAGCCGCCAATAACAAAAGAGGTGGATGATGGCTAAATTTATTGTAAACAGCATTGGGGATAAGGCGGTACGGTTATCATCGGTATGGGCCATAGAAATTCTCCCCTTATATAGTGGTACACAACCAGAGCCAGGAGAGATTGTAGGTTATCAATTACAGATAAGAGTAACAGACCCGCAATCAGCGAACATTGTGTTTGAATACGGCCCAAGCATAGAGGCAATACAGGCATTGGCAGCGCCAGTCATAGTTGCGTTAGAATCATAACGGAGGTTTTATGTATATAGCAAAGCATATGTGTATGGTACAAGGCAAAATGTACCAGATGGCGGATGAATGGAAGGGAGAGGGCGACCCTCCCTTAAAGTATTTTAGCCTGGCAAGGGAACGAATTAAGGTGCGTCCTACGCCAATCCCTGTGGTAGAGACACTCCCGGTAACTATCCCTGAGCCTTATGAGCCTCCTCCCACTAAGCCCAAAGAGTTAGAGGAGATGGAATACTACGAACTCCGGAAGATAGCCAAGAAGTTGAAACTTCCTGAGAAAGTAAAGAAAGCCAAGATGATTAAGCTCATCAAAGAAGCGCAAGCAGCTAAGTCAGGAGAATAAGCATGAGATATTTGGCAGGTTATATAGCGTCAGTACGCGAGAAGATGCGCGATGAACTCACAAACGTCAATGTTGAGCTAGATTTAGAGGACGGAGAGATTATAGGGCATATAAGTAGTGCTGTTGACGACATCTCTGACCGTATCCCTAAGATGCATGACGTTACTTTGCCGATTTATGCGTGTGCAGACGATGATTATATCGTTGATGCCCAGGACATAAGCGCCTGGACAGCCGGAAGCACAGCAACCCTCACAAATACAGCCATAGCACCTGCCAGGAACATCACCATAAAGTTTACTGATGCTAATTATTCCATAACCGCCTTCACTTTAACAGTTGTAGGTAAGGATTTCCGCGGAACAGCACAGACTGAGATTTTCTATTGGGCCGGGGGCCTGGTACAAGAGGGAGAAAAGCTCTTTTCTTCCATCACTTCTGTCACAGGGACAGCCATAACCGGGAACGGCGCGGCAGACACGCTTGATGTAGGCTTTGGTAAGTGGGTACACAAGGGATTCTCCCTTAGACCCTCCGGACCTACCACAATGCTCGACCTCACCACTTGCAGGGATGACTACGGGCAAGAGTATTTCAAAGATTTAATGAGCATAAACGCTATAGAGTATGAGATAAACACAGAGACAAGCGGAACGGTCAATTATCGCAATTTTGGCATGCTTGGTGACATTGTAAACATCCTCTATGGCTCCGCAATAGAGTCAAGTAAGAACCTACGCATGGAATGGATGGGAAAACACAAGGTTACATTTGAATCTTCCACTATCCCGGCTAACCTTGAGGAGACAGTAATCATTGGCGCATTGGCCCATGCTTTTAGCTCCCTTGGTTCACGTAAGATAGACATGGTGAACATAGGTGGCGCTGTAGCCGGGCAAATCAGGGACATTGCCTTGATAAAGAGGCAAGAATTTGATAAGAAACTTCGCGGGAAGCAACCCGTTAGAATAAATAAATCTTATAGTACGGAGTAAGACGATGGCAGGAACAATGACATGGTACAAGACTGGTTCCGGTAGACTCGGCATATGTGCGGCCCTGGCAGCGGGTGATACAGTAGTGGTACAGGCTGAGGCTGGTACTGTAAACAAAGTTATCAACGTATTTTATGAGGGTGGTATCACCATGGCCTATGTTGATATAGTCGGGACTGTGTGTTCCTTCTATACTTCCAATGATGAGGCCGGGTCAGAAGAATTCAGTAACCTACAGATACAGGACTCCACTAAGATGTGGCTGAGAATAACAAATAACAATGCTTCTGCCCAGGATGTAGCTGTAGACACGGTTATTTGGTAAGAGGTGACAGATGAGTAAAGGGACACCATTCACAAGGGAAATAGTTGACCGTCTTGATGACCTTGAGACAGATATAGATGCTGCTGTTGTAGCTATAGAGGCAGCAGCCACCGATATTGAAAGTATTGCAAATGTTTTTCTTGGAACTATAACCGTTGGTGGTTCTACTACCGAGTGGGCAATCGAGGGCTTGGATGGAAAGGGAGACCACTTCTTCTTAGGTGGTGCGTGGTATGCCTTTATGTTCTATACGACGGACTCTGCCGCCCCTATTGGTGAATGGGTAGCTATTACAGACTATACATCAACTGGTGGAGTATTTACCTCAGCAGCCTTCACCGAGGTAACTACCGCCGGAGATAAGTTATATATCGTTCCGTACTATGTCCATGACGTATACATAGCAGCCGTGGCCATAGATACAGCATTAGGCGATATGGACGACACCCCGACCAACACCAATCTCTCTGACATCACGACCACTTCCGCCCATGCCAAACTGAGTCGCTTACTGACCGACTATACCAATGGTCGGGCTGGATACCTAGATGAACTCAGTGAGGCCAATATCCCGGCTGACGTGGACTCGATTAAGGGTTATACACACCATCTCTATGCAGTAACCGATGGCGCGTCGAGCAATCTTGCATCAGCTAATGTTGTGGATGGCTCAATCATCGCCAAACTAGCGTCCAAGACTGCTCTTGGCGCAGCCCCCGAAGCATTTGATTGTACGACTGATTCGTTAGAGGCCATATCTGATGCTGTTGCTGCTGTAACAAGTGAGTCATCGTATAACCGCTATGGAGACAGGTTGTACTTCGACTCGGTTCAAGGCTCGGCGGGTACGGCATGGCCTATAGGCGTGGCTCAGAGTCCCGCTTCCAACGTAGCCAACCTACAAACCATAGCTGGAACCACGAAGATAAAGTCCATAGGTGTTCGTGGTATTATGACGCTGGGTCAGTCTTGGGAAGGATATGACTTCCATGGACAAAATCTTGGTGCTGCGACTGAATATGTCGCTCTCGGTGGGCAAGATGTTGATTCTTCCAGTATGTATAATCTTATCGTAACAGGCACACAGGCTGGCACAGGGGCATTGTCAATCATGGATGGTGTAGCAAGTTCCATCACTGACTTCTACGGCTCGATAAAGCACTCTGCCATAGCTGGATATGTCTATCTCAAGGACGCTACGTATGCCGCATTGACCGATTGTAACGCTGCGTGGGGCGCTATTACCATTAAAGTACAGGCTCCTACATGGTGTCAATGTTCCAAGATGACAGGCGAGTATACACTAGACTTACAGGACGGCGGAACGGTCTACTTCGAGTCTATTGGTCAGGTCAATGTGACCAACATGACTTCCGGGACTCTCTATCTCATAATGAACGGTGGTCGAGTCTCAATCGCTGCTACCTGTGTTGGTGGAACGATAGTAATCAGTGGTATTTATGGTGTGATAGCGAACTCCACTGGTGGCACAACCGTAACCGATAATACAATCAACGGCTCTCTCGGAAACACTACGAATAATATGGGTGATGTTACTGGTAGTGAAACTGGAGACTTGGCTGAATACTTCAAGTTCTTCCGTGAAGTAACAAAGGTCAAGACACAGACTCGTATCGGCCTCATCGTTCCAGACCTTGCCAACATAGCGTCTGATACCGATAACGCTACCCTGTACACACAGTTAAGCCTCATCTCGATTCCCAACTATATAGACCAGACTGGCGTAGATGCTGGGAAGCAGGATTGGCTGGTCTATGACATGATAGTGGTCGGGTCTGACAAGTATGCGGCCTTCACCACGTCCAACCTAGACGACCTTATTACTCTGAAAGTGCCAGTTCTAGTATGCAACTCTCCTGTTGCAGCTTTTATGAAGCTTGGTACTGCCGCTGCTGACGGAGACTCAAGTGTAGACGAATATGTGCAGTCCGTAGCTAACCGCACTACGATACTTGACTTTGCCGCTGTTGGCAATGCCACGTTATTCTCACCTGCTGCAACTTCCGATAGACTCGATATGTCCGACGCTCAACTTTCAGAGCAGCTTCTAATGACGAACCTTGTAGGTGACTCCAACACGACAGCGGTTGTAGGATGGCTTCCTGCCGCTAATGCCGCCGGGACAGCTTATACTTTGGACGATGCCTCTGATATTCCGGCTGGTCGTGTATTTGCGGGATGCTTTAATAATGCCGATAACCTAACAACTTTAGGTCTATCATTCTTCAAGAGAGTTTGTCGTAACCTGGCCTTGTCCTCGCTTACTGCCTCAATCACAGTCAATGCAAACGCGGCTAAATTGAACGACATTGACACCGACCTGGGCGAGCCTAATGATGCGACCACCGACACTGTTCATGGCAAGATAGGGACCGACACAGAGATGAACGATGTGTCTCTGTACGATATGCTGAAGTATTACCTTCATGTGACAGACGGGGCGGCAAGCACGTTAGCTGCTGCCAACGTAGCAGATGGCTCAATCGTTGCAAAGATAGTATCAAAGACAGCTAACGGCGCGGCTCCAGAAAACTTTAACTGCACCACTGACAGTCTTGAGGCTCTGTCTGACAAACTTGGAGCCTTCACTGGAGATGGTGGAACAGACCAGAACGACTCTGTTTTAGCAGACCTTAACCTTATCAATGACCTGGTAGATGGGTTAGAGACAGCGGTAGGAACATCAGCCGACACCCATGCAACCACTACTTCTTTACATGGCGTATTAGATAAGGTCTATGATGCTGTCATTACAGTAGATGACTATGTGGATGCTGAGATAACCACGCTTAATACCAACTGTGATAAGAAAGTCACTGGTAGGATACAGACGTTCTCTAAGGCCATCACATCTGCTGCCAATGCCGGAGATGTGACGCTGGCTACGGCTACTACTCAAAAGGTATTGGTGCATGGACTGACACTTAGGAGCAACGGAGCCACAACTGCAAACTTGACCAATATCGCCATCTATGCAGCCACAGGCAAAAGAGTGACATTGCTTACACCAGCACAGGGCGTGTTGGCTAATCTAGCCGCAGACGGCAATCAAGTATCTATAAGTTGTGGTAGTGCTGGCGTTGAATTAGACGCAGCCGAGACTATTGTTGCCACGCTTACAGGAACAGGGGCAACGGCTGTCGCTCTGACGGCGTACTTCACCTACTCGGCTGTGGTGGACGGCGGATATTTAGCGTAAGGAGTTGATATGTTTTACTTTAAGTTTGAAATCCCAAACAACAAGGATGGCACTGTTGTGACCTATTCGCCAGGCTGGTGTGGCACTCGTGATAAGTGCGCTCTAAACGAGACTGGCCTCCTCTACAATGACGAGGAAGGCTGGGGAGTAGGTCAGGCCGAAGGCGACTTTATACCTCCAGATGTGGAAGTGCTGACCGAGAAGGAAGCATTGAAGTTGGTCAAGGCTGCCGATTCTACCAATCCCAAAGTGTTTACAGGGCTGAAGCTGAAGTATCGAGAATGGGGCAAGGTGACTCCGAAGGTGGTCTACGATGTCAGATAGATATATTGTCATGGGGCAAATATTCATAGTAGATGGTACTGCCGTTATCAGCACTACAGGCCGCAAGGTAGCAGATACCAACTTCACTTGCGTAGGTGCTGGTAACTTTACTGTCTGGATGGCTAACGGCACAACTGGCACACTATCTGGCACTAACGTGCAGGGGACGCCTGTTGCACTGGCTGCTGGACTTAATACGATAACCACAACAGGAGCCGTAGCAGATGGTGTGATAGATATTACCATAGGAACTGCTGCCAATACTAATACCGTAAACTCATGTTCTGCTGCTTCTGGTGGTCAATGTGGGGCGAGTATCCCAACAAGTGCAGATAACCTCTACGGTGACAGCAATAGCTTTACAGCTGGCAGCCAGGTGCTGACCGTTGATGCGGCACTGAACGTGCTAGACCTCGACTTTACGGGGGCGACGAATAGCCCGACGTTAACTGGTGCTAACTGGTTAAACATATATGGTAATACAACATTAATTTCCGCAATGACATTTAGCGTAGTTCATCTCGATTTTTTAGGGGCAGGGACTTTTCAGCCAGCTGGTTTAGTATTTGCAAGTACAGTACATTTTATTATAGGTAGTTTGGTAGGTACATTTGAATTATTAGGCGATTTAAGTACACAACTTATCAGTGTAGACACTTGTACATTCGATACGGGGGGATATGATATTACCTGTACTTCTTTTGAAACAGGAGGAGCAGGTGCAAAAACAATAACATTAGGCGACTCTATCATAAACTGTACCTCTTGGGATATGGTAACAGGTGGTGGAGCAGTAACCCTCACCGCCAACACCGCAACCATCAACTGCTCAGGCAATTTCGCTGGCAGCTCCTTAGACTATAACGGAGCGACTGTCAATCTTACAGGAGCCACAAGCACTGTCACTGGAAATAATGAGTTTGCGACGCTGGGCTTTACTAGGGCAGGCGTGCAGACCATTTCCTTTACGGACGGGACGACCCAGACAGTCACGGCATTGGCAAGGGACGCTGGCACATCAGTCAAGACACTGCAAGGAACATCAACAGCAGGTTGGGCTATAGCAGCAGCCGGTGCTGCAACACATCTGGACTACATCAGTCTACTCTATAGTGCAGCCTCACCAGCTAATAAGTTCTATTACGGCATTGGTTCAACTGTAGGCATAGGCAATAGCGGCTGGCAGCCTTATCAGTCAAATGTCTTTGGGACAACCTACTCATTTATGGGAACGGTAGCATAATTAATACACGCATGGCTAGAATAATGCTGATGAGTCCGTAGAATGAGAGACGATGATGGCTTATCACGAATCAGATGGCATGGTGCAGGAGTGGACCTCCAGGTGCTTACTATGCCGTTACTGTGGCTTCGACTATGATAATATTAAAAATCAAGAACCCTATTGTCCAGCCTGCGGAAGTGAGGAGTTTGATATTCTTGAAGAATACTATGGATGACATTATGTATCAACTGTAGTATAATGACTACAAATGGAGATGAGTTATGCCACAGTTAGGAGAAATTCAACGAGGTTCAGAAATTGGGAAAAGACAAGATTGCAAGTTTATATGGCACGCTTGTATCCTGTGTGGTAAAGAAAGATGGGTGCGAATAGATAGAACCACAACAGACCAATCCCGTTGTATTGTATGTAGTCGTAAAACATTTGGCGATAGAATGCGTGGTGAGCTAAATTGGAGATGGAGTGGTGGTAAGTATAAATCACTTGGTTATTACTATATAAGGGTTTACTCAGAAGATTTCTTTTGGCCTATGGCTGTTCATCTTAAAGACCGAACTTACGGTAAAGTATTGGAACATCGTTTAATAATGGCGAAGCATCTCAATCGTTGCCTTTTGCCGTGGGAAGTAGTTCATCATAGGAATGGTATTAGAGATGATAACAGACTAGAAAACCTTGAGTTATTAGGAAGTCAAGGTCGTCACAACACACAGATAAACCAATACATTAAAAAATTAGAGAAAAGAATCAAGGAATTAGAAAAAGAATTAGCGAGTAAAGGTTAAACGTGGAGAAGATGATTGTTGCCCGGCTTGTGGTGGTGAAGATTACGATTTACTAGAGGAATATTTTGATTAGAAAGGACTTATGCCAATGACACCTGACGTTATCGAGCGCCCTGAATTCACCGAGTTATGCCGGAGAGTTGATAACCACCTCAATCATCTTGATGAATCAATGGATGGCATAAACACGCGCATGTCAAAGATGGAGGGTGGGCTGGCTACCCTGAAGTGGATGGTAGGCATAGGTCTTACTTTTATATCTGTGGCGGTGGCTGTTATAAGCGTTATCCTGGCTTTAGCAGGGGGCTAGGTTGCGAAAATTAGGGCATAGACTAGGTGGGGTGGTGTAAGATGTATAGGCCGCTTGTTTCAGCGGCCTCTTTATTTCTTCTTTTTTCTGATTTCTTTTGTTACCGCCTCAACTATCGCTGCGACACAATGGGCATAGGCTTCATGTTTACAATCTTCTCCAATGTATTCCCAAATCTGATTTATAGCGTGAACTGATTCATGTGATACTGTGGCATAGAAGCGGTCATCCTTAACTGGAATGTTTATATATATTACAGGAACACAGTGCCAGGAGTTACTTGCCCACCAGTGACCCCTGCCACCCTCTAAGTCTTTCGGTGTGGTGTGTATGTCCCCGGCTTTCTTGAGCCATGGGATAGCCTTCTTCTGCTCCCCCCATGCTACTAAGACAAAGTATTCATTGTTTAGTATAGGGACATTGATATGAGTGAACTTATCCATGGATGTCCAGCGAAAGTCTGTCTTCGTAGTCCCGGAGAAGGGTTAAGATAACCCTGAACTTCTCCGCGAAAGAATCGGTGCTTGGGATAATCTCCCTCAACTCAAGTAGGTCCTTCTCATAAACTTCGACACGCACCTTTTTCATTCTTCTCCTTCTTTAAGAAAATGCCCATGAATAGGGCAGCATTCTATCATTACAAATATACCCTTCTGCCCCATATATCCTTGACCATGCCCATTGTCCATTATGGGACATTCACAACCAGCCTCTATTGCCTCATCGCTTCCAGGGTTTAGTATTTTCTTTTCCATCATTGTACCTTATACACATTGATGTCATGTGACTTGATATTCAACTCGTACCTTACGCAACCCAGGGTGTTAGGCGTATAGTTCTTCTTTTCTCCATAAGAAGGGGTGATGTCCTGGGTATATGTGGTGAAGTAACTCCCGGTCAATGCTCCGTTCCTCATTGAATCAGAAACCTTTGGCTCATTGCGCTTCCCTGTAACACATAGCTTAGGAATCTCTACATCTGTCACTAAGGCATGTGTATGAGCGTAGCCGAACAGGTCCGTGTCTGTGTATTGGCTCATAAAAGTAACTAGAGCGCCAACCTTCCCGGATAAGGTAACGGCTCCACTTGAGCCATGGGTAAAGATACAGGTGAACATGTGTGTTTCCTGGCTGTGTTCCCGGTCAAAGAAGAAGCGTATACATGCTACATGCCCACCATTAGGCACATCAAGCACCTTGCATATGTTCTTCATTACGTCCTGGTTATCATGGGACTTTCTTGTGGCTTCATGGTTCCCCTCAAGCATGACCTTGAGTTTGCGCTGCCCGGCTAACTTCTTGAACTTCTTGGCTATCCATTCTTCCTGAGAGTCACAGATGTTCTCTACGTCCACCCATGAAGCAAGGCTCCCTATGTCAAAGCGTTTGTCATTAGGCGCTATGAACTCTCCGTAGTCTCCCATCCCGACAACAGCACAGAAGTCATCCTCCTCCATGGTACGGATAGCAGAATCAATACGCCTCTCCTGGCAATGCTTGGTCCCTCCATGTGTGTCTCCCATAGCATACAGGTTAAAGATATGCCTGGAGTTAGTATAAGGGATTGTTATATCTAAAGTCTTCATACGCCCTTTCGTTATTAGTGGGAGGGGGACGAGTTGTCCCCCTCCCTGCTATCATGCTATTTCTTACCGGATTTTACTGGCTCTTTGGCACACTTTGTCTTAGGCTTACCCACTTTCTTATCACCCCCTTTTATTACTGTTCCTTCCGGACATTCGCATATTATGGAAGCATGAATAGTGTCGTAGAGTGTGTCATAGATAGATATTCTTTCCACCAGTTTCTCGTCAGTAACCTTTTCAAACTGCTTGCCACATCCATAGCAGTAATAATCTCTGCTGTCGCCAATATATATAGGCGCGAGTTTCTTCCCAAGCGTCACTCTCTTACACACCGGGCAGTTAATGTCTTCAAGAACTGCTTCCTTCTTAAGTTTGCATACGGCATCTTCAAGGTTATTAAGCCTACCGATAATATTTGATACAACACTTTGCGCCCAACCACCTGGCGCTACATCTAACCACTTTACTATTTTTTGTTTCATATTCCCCCTTTTCTACGAGTGTATCACAGAATTATGGTCTTGTCAACTTCTTCACTGTTCTCTTGATGCCTCCAACAACAGGTGGTAGTCCGAACATCGCTGTGATAACAGCTATCGTTACCCATTCCCAATTATTAGGCAAGCACCCGGCGGCTGACATCACCGCCCACCCAATCAACAGCATGATTGTAACTATCCACTTAACAATACTTTCTGGTGTCATCTTTCCCTCCATATTTTTAATACTTCCGACATTTTATTGCAAGGGCATATAGGCTTAGGTGGCTTAGGTGGGACCGGAGGTTCCGGCGGTATAAAACCAGACATGTCAACGTCTATACAGTGAGCGTCATACCCTCCGAAGTATTCCTTAAGAACATCTATGTCTTCCATCCTGAACTTGAAGCCACCCTTCGTTCCCAAGAATGGAATAAGCTGGCCCCAATTCTTACCCCATGTGTTGATGGATTCGTATAACCCATTGTCTGTATAGGTGTGGATTAAGAACTCGTGGCCTCCACCCATCTTGGTGTCCTTGTTGATAGCTGGCTGTACTTCAAGGCTCCCATTGAACCAACTAGTAGGCCAAGGAATACCTATTGCTACACACTTACGAGCAGCAAGGGCATCCATGATGCCTTCATTGCCATTCTCTATGCGTAGTTTCTTGAACTGCGGGTAGTGTATAGCCAGGTCATCCTTAAGGTTCGGGTCAGTAGTATCAAGCCTCACTATATTAGACATAGGCTCAAAAGTTACAGGCCACAGCGCCCAATCAAGGAAGCCATGTTCCTCCAGCCACCGGAAGGCATCGTTAGGGAAGCATCCCCAATCAATATTCAGTTTCCCTTCATAGTAACGCGCTCCGTTATACATCCACCATGGAGAGAAGGCAAGGGGGGCCTTCTTTGCTATCATCCCATCCTTTACCCCCTCTGTATGGCACAACTCAGCGCCAGTGTAGCCTACGCACATTCCTATGCCATCCTGGTCCCCGGTCTGTGGGAGTAAGTCGCTGTTGTTTGCCGATGGCGGGCGGGCTATTGCTTTTCTAACGAAGTATGTTTCATTGGATATGTGTGGGTCCTTACGCCACCCTCCCATTAACTCAGGCATCCTTCAACCTCCTTTTATCTGCTGCTCTTTTCTTCCGGGTTTCCTTCTTGTCTGTATAAAAGACAAGCGATAGTTCTGCTGGCTTAGTCTTGGTTGGCAGCTTGTCTATGGTGATTCTAACGCGATGTACTAAACTGCAATCACAACACGCCAAGAGTAAGCCCTCATCTGCCTTCATCTTATATGGTTCTCCATTGTATATCTGGTCGTACTTCACTTTCTATGCACCTCCGCTATTATGATACAACATACAAGCGCGATTATCAAAGTCACTTGCCTCCTTTAATCTGGAACGTCCCTCCACATAGAGGGCATTGTATGTCCTGGTCCAGCTTAGGAATATTGTGTCCTAATTCCCGGCGCAGGTCCGAGTCATGTAATACCTTTGCGTCTTCCCATAGTTCCTGTGTCAGCTTACCCTCCTTTGCAAGTGGAAGAAGCCTTACCATGCTGGTCCAGCCGGGGGTCTCTGTGCCATCAACAAAAGGCAGGGTTAAGACGTACTCCACAACTTCTATCATCTTCCGGGCCGCGGCCTTCTCTATACCAAGGTCACGTAGGTACTCCCAATAAGCCTCATACCCTAAGAGAAGCCAATGCTCCTCATCCCTGGCCTGTTTAAGAAGCTGACCGATGTGTATATAGTAGGTCTTAATGGCTCCAGAGAACTTCTCTATCTCCTGCTTGACAGCGTATGCCTTCTCCTCCGCGGAAGTTACTACAGTTACCCTTGAATCTTTAGGTGCTGTGTCTCTTGGTTTTTCCATCATGTCTCCTTACGATTTCATAGAAAGCGTGTTGCCCTAAGCCACACTTAAACTCTCTAAGCAATGGGTCAAGCCCGGTGGGTGGCTTCCAATCTGTAATCCTGCCATGTACATAGTGGATAGGACATACTCTTGTGCTGCCCTTGGGAATCGCTTTACCTTGCGCTTTCTGTAACGGGGTTAGTGTGTCCACCTAATCCTCTCCAAATAATCTGTAATTGTCTAATGGAATCCATGTGCCGTTGACGCTTATTCTACATCCACCAAAGATACTCCACGTATTATCAAACCCAATTCCTTCTGTCTTGTCATTACAAATCTTGCAGTCCCAAGCTGCACAGCAAGCGCCAATAGCAGCGCATATTGCTATAAAGACCACTATCATCACTATTGTTTCTTTCATGCTACCTCCTCATATTACTTCTTCATAAGTTTGCGATTCTACGTTGAACTTTAGTTTTACCGTTGGATGGTTGCCACCCTGCTTGTGCTTCTCAACTATCAACTCTGCCATAAGAAACTCAGGGGTGTTATGCTTTGCTTCTTTATTTCGCTTGATAAACATAACCCAATCAGAGTCATTCTCGATGTTACCAGAATCTTTGAGTCTTGTCAAGAGGGGGCGGTTGATAACCTTCCCATCCTTCCCTACTGACGAGTCTCTACTGAGTTGAGAAGACAATATAACTGGCGTTTCAAGTGACTTAGCCATGTCTGCAATCTCCCTGGATGCTGATGATACTGACTCATATGTTGCCCTTACTCCTTTCAGTCTTTGTAGATAGTCTATGATAATCAAGCAGCACCCCGGAAGGTTAGCTGCTTCTGCATAGATTTGTTTTGTGGTCACGCTGCCCACCAAGATGTGTAGGTTGGACTTCTTCATGTCTTCTACTGCCTGTAGCCACTCTCTCTTATGTGCCTTTAAGTAGAAGGGATTGCCCAACTGCTCCATACGTATACGCATTATCCTTGCCACTTCACGTTGCGACCATTGAGCGCGAGTCATCTCTGTAGTGCAGAACAGGACAGGGCCTTTCTGATTACGTGCAATCTGATTGAGCCAAGTCGTCTTCCCCATCTCCGTTTCCGCTCCTAAGACCACAAGTTCTCCCGGCTGCATGCCACCAAGCAAATCAAGCGTCTTAATGCCAAAGCGTATAGGTGTTATGTCTCCATTTGCAAGCCCATCATAGTAGCCAAGCGCAAACTCTGACAGGTCCTCCGGAGAAACTATGTCTCTATTCTTCCCCTTTAAAGAAAGCACTTCCTTAAGGGCTTCGCTTACTCCATCCTCTTTCTGCTCATAACCTAGGTCTGAGATTCTTGCCCCAGCTCTTATCAATCTACGTGCGTTGCCCATCTTGCGTAAGATGTCAGCATAATACTCTATGTGTACTGAAGTAGCCACATGAGCTATTAAGTGTGATAGATATGCAGCCCCACCTATTGCTTCAAGCCTACCATCACGCTCTAGTTGATGCGCCATAGTTACCTGGTCGCATACATCTAGCTTCTGCCGGGCTTCATATATCCAACAGTTCTTGTCACGATAGAAGTCGTCCGGGCGTAGGTCATTGCATATTGTGTAGTATGCTGAACTATCTATCAAGAGTGACCCTAGGACAGCCTCCTCGCTCTCAAGTGAGTGCGGGAAAACTTTGTCGGTCATCTCCCCTCCTTCTGTGCCTGTATGTAGGCTTTAAATATATCTTCCCTTCCAATCATCATTTATTCTATCTTTTAGTTGATTTATTTTATCTTTGTCGCTTGCTGTTTTATCAGCTTTCTTTTCAAGTTCTTCTACTTCGTGTTTTTCACTACTACTATCACTACCATTTACAAAGAAATCCCATAATGCACTACCCATTTTTCCACTCCAATATATATTTTTTTACCTTATTTACCCACTGCTCAAATTTGTAATTTATATCATCTTCTGTTGGCTCATCAGAACCATCTTCTCTTAGGTCGCCTAAGTCCTCAATGTAAAGTTCAGGCATCCCCGCCGCTATCCTGTCTAGTTCTGCATTGTGGGCGGAGAGGATGCGGTCTGTGCGGCATTGCTCACATGATGGACGTTCTTCGTACTTGTCTAGTGTCATATCTGAGCAAATCCTGCCGTCTAATTCGCAACTATGAAATGACTCTATCGCTAGTACCTGCTGCTTGAATGTCTTAGTCATTGCTTCCTACCTCTGCCATAGCCCTGATGTGGGCTATTAGTTCTGGCTCAAGTAAATCTCCGCTATCATTGTCAAAATTACCTCGTGTAATTTCAGAGATGATAGTCTCAGCAAATGCCTTCCGCACCTGCTGGACTTTCTCTTTGTGCCACGCCATGTCTGCGTCTCGCTGTCTATCTGCACCTATTTCTACATCAGAAGGACATTCGTAACTATGTGGGTCAACCTTTATTAGTGGCATTTCAGGCTGTGGCTCTGCTTTAGTTTCCTGCATATACAAATCACACTCCTTTTTACCAAGTGACTTGATAGCACACACTATTTGCATCTTGCAATCTTCGCAAATTGAAATCCTGTGTGGCTCTGCTGGCTCTAACTCAACATACTCGCCCTTCTTAGCGTTTGTCTTGGCGATGTAGGCTGGCTCTGCTGGCTTGAGGTCGGCAGGGGTACACCCACAAGAACGATAATCAAATAGGTCTCTGTCATTATATCTTTCAAGAGGGACTAGCTCTGTGCATCTATCTTTATGCACTGGATGCCCACACTCAGGGCAGGTTGCTGGCTTCTTGGGTTGCCTAGCCTTCATGTCCTCAGCCCCCATCATATAGGCCACTGTTAGCTCGCCTTCCCTGTCCTTCTGCTCCTCTGTGATGAGGGCCAGGATGGCTTGCTGTGCTTCATCTAGGTATTTACAATGGGCATTATTAAGTTCATTGCACTTATAAGTTGTCTGCTCGTTGCAACAAGGGCATATAAACTTAACTAATATTGCTCTTATCTCAGCTATCTTCTTCTGCTCTATCATCTCTCTCCTCCCTATGAATTCTTTAAGTAACACTCATGTACTGCACCACAATTAGAGCATTTAATCTTCCATTGGAATGCGTCTACTGCTATTATATTCTTACACAATGGGCATTGCAATGAGTATGTTACCGTCTTTTGAACAGGAACTTTATCCATTCTTCTCCTTTAGGTGACATGCTTCACACAACACGCGTAGTTTCTTAGGTGGCACAAGTATCTCCTCCCGGATTATCTTGAATACTTTCTCCCACCCATTAATTCCGTCTATGTGATGCACCTCTATCTTAACCTCAGCCCCTTTGCGCTTGCTCTGTTTGGCCCCACACTCCTGACACGTATAGTTAGCAGCCTTTAATGCTGCCGCGCGTTCTCTTGACCTGAGCCATAGCTGGCGAACCATTGACCGGATGCGGCTTGTCGGGGTGTAGGGTAACTTAGTCCCCAATTATTGTACTCTTTTCTCGCTTGTGGCAGCGTTGGCAGAATCTTGTATCATACTTAGCATTATACATTGAAGGAAACCAACGTGTCCACATATGTCCAAACAGAAAACATCTTATCTTATTCATCATCTTCTCCTACAAAGTGTCTACTATTTTCTGCTAGTATTTCTGCGTCCACGAATTTAGGGCAATTGGGATTATCCCATTCCCCATTCTCTGAGCATCGTCCATTACCAGAAAGACCACACCCGCCCACGCAAGCTATCCAGTTACACTTCCACTTACTGCTATCTTCTGGTGCTACTTTCCTAGTCACGCCGCACCTCCTTTAAACCATCTTATCCTTGCCATAATCCCTCCGTACAATCTTTAGCTGTATTCTTTTCCTCTTGCTTGGGCTGTCGCTTCTTTTCTTCCCGGTCCCAATTAAGAATGGTCATATAATGTGACACATACCTCTTCCCATGGCTCCCCATATAAAGGAACAATCCCTCACACTTACTCCGGGTTTCCTCTGCCCCATACCTAAGAATTAGTTTGTCGTATTCTTCCTTTGAAAGAAGTATCCCAGGGAGGTCGGAGAAGAATTCTTTCTTTACTTGTTTCTTTCTAAGGGGTAACTTTGCTTTCTCTTTCTTTATAAGGGGGTATGGGGGAAAACTTTCTTTCTCTTTCATTTCTAGGGGAAGTCCATCAATTACTATTTCTTTTATATAAGTTCCTTCTTTCTTTACTTCTTTAGTATTCTTAATACTTCTTGTTTGTGGTTGATTTGATGGTGATTTGCTGGTTGATTTGTTGGTTGATTCCTCCTGATAATCCTGCCATTTTACGATTGAAATGACACTAAATTTGTTGGTTGATTTGATGGTGATTTGCTGGTTGATTTGCAGGTTGTTTAGCTGGTTCCTTATCTCCTGTTCTGACAACCCGGTTTCTTCTACCGCCTTAAATCTTCCAGTAACAAACTGTCCCGGCAAGAGATGGACTACTTGCTTTCCTACAGGCTGGTCAATTTCACACCACGTAGCTTTTAATAAGCACCATGTCCATACACGCCATTGCTTTTGATTCTTCCAACAATCAGATGCGAGACATCTACGCCATAGTTTAATATATCCATCAGGTATCATGTCACCCTCCCTTGTGGTTGGGTTCATACTTAGAATGTGCTGGCATACCAAGGAGTCTATCAAACTCGCGCCGGGTAATGCGTTCATCGAATAGGTCATGCCCATACTGACATAGTTGCAGTATGTTAGCTGCTGTATTTCTACTCTTTGAGCCACCCATTCCGCGGTGCTTGATGTGGGCCATAACCAACCGGAAGCGCCCACGACAAGGGCAGGGGCCGAGCGTATCGGCCCCGCCCTTTACTCGTTGGTATAATCCTTCACATCTATCCCCTGCTCTTGCCCTAACTTCCTGGCAAACTGCATAAGGGATAGGCATTAGAAGGGTAAGTCTCCGGCTTCAGCAGCCATCTTCCTTGCCTCATCTGCAAGCGTAGGTTCGTATACATACTTCTCGAAAGCCTTAGCCGCGGCTAAGATGTGGTCAACTGTTACCGTCTTGTTTCCCTGAAAGAGAAGACATGCCGACTGGATAACATTGCACCGGGTTTTCTTTAAGCCTATGGAATCCCAATCAGGCTCCTTGTCTATACCCTCAGCCTTTGAGGGCCTTTCTTGGGCATCCTTGCCCCCTGTCGGGGCAGACTTGGGAGTTTCCACTAGCTTAATTGCGGATATGTGGAAGTATTTGTTGTCCACGTTCTGCATAAGCCGTGCCTGTACGCGCTTGCCTACATACTCAGAGCATTCCACCTGTACCTTAACGTCTATAACGTCCCTTGTCCAGTCACCATTATCTGTAGTGATGACCGCCTTGAAGTGTTTGTTCTTGTCGAACTCTGCCGACTTCAGTATACCTTCTAACATTACTTTACTCCTTTTCCTGCTATTTGTCTCAATGACTGTGCTATTGATACTGTGGCGCATTTATTGTCTACCCACCAGGCGCACCATTCTCTAGTGCAATCCTTACTAAGAAGGTCGCGGCTTAGTGGGCATTCCAAACCTGGCATCATAACTTTTTCCACCTCCTTCAGTATATCCACTTTCTCTTGTGTCATTGTCATGCCTTCACCCCCATATTCTTTAATACTTCACACACTTCTTCGATACCTTGCTGCCTCCCACCTCTTAAACATTTCTCACATGGTGGAACATACACCGGGCTGTTCTTGTCATGCTCTATGTCGCATATCTTTACGCTATGCACATCACAGTATATCTCAATCTTCATACTCATCCTCCTCAAAGCAATCACAATCATTCCCTAGCGAGGCCCAACATTCCCGGTCTTCTAGCTTGCACCATGTATAGCCCTCATCCCCTACGTTCCGGGCCTCAGCATAGGAGCATTTGGTATAGTCTACTTTCATCTGGATTTCACCTCCACTTCTATTTCACCGGAACCGTTACAGGTCCAACACTTTTGGGGAGGCCGGGGGTTAAGGGGGAAGTTCGCTACCACGTAGAAGTTGCCATTTACTTCGCCACTTCCCTTACATATAGGACACGTTTGTTTTTCTAGCCACTTATCCATACGATTGTATCACACTTTCTACGTTTTGTCAAGTGATATTATTCTTCTATGGCAATATCTACAGAAGAATGCGGGCTTCATCATGCTACCACTTCTCATCTTTCCCGACTTCCTCATCGGAGAGCCGCAGCACCATGGCCTATCTGTGAATATCACCTCCTTATCCATAGTTGTTTTAGGACAACGTGCGTCAAATATTTCCCGGCATAATCGCAGGTGGGGGCATCCATCGCACCCACACCTACATAGTTTTCTGTTATCTTTCTCGCAGAACTCAAGCTGGCGCACCATTTCATCAAAGTCTATTGGAGTAAGGCTATGCTGCATCAGCCATACTATGCCTCGGCGTAGAAGCTTAGGTAGGGGCATGTTCACTGGCACATAGCCTTCTATATCTTCTGGTATGTAGTATTGATGCGTCGTGCTAAATGACCTCATGTAGTCTCCCTTCGGATAGCGCGATAAACGTAAAGTCAAGTTTCCTTTACCAAGTTTTTATATGACCACGTTTTTCAACGCACAGGCCAGCAGCTTTTAGCCCACCTCTTGATGCGAACATAGTTACTTGTTCGCCATGTTTTTCCAACCATACCCTTGTTGGCTGGTCAGTATCTCTCGGTTGTTTCCCTACGACGTACTTCACTGTGCGACCTCCTTTATTTTTCTATGTGTTGCACAATAGTTATGGGTTGCAGGATTATAACTTCCGGGACTCAGTGGAAGGTCCCAAAGATGTCTTCCGCATGTGCTTCCCCTCTTAGTTATTGCTCTACAGTAGGGATTGTTTTGTATATCTAAGAATTCTGTAATCTTAGAAAACGTGACCTCATAAGAGTCAGCCCAAAATTGCGTGGGACTGGTACAATATTGCTCTATGCCTTCTGCATTTGTAGAACACCACCCAAGAGGGCCATCTGCAACTGCCATCTGAACTCCCTTTAATTGGAGTTGTGTTAAGAATTCTTTCTGCTCTTTCGTAAACATCTTAACTCTCCGGCGCTTCAGTGACTACTTTCTTTACTCGGCGCTTGCGTTCTGCCTTAGCCTTTGGGCCGGGCCGGAGGCCGAAGGCCGGGCGTAGCTCTATTATAAGGGTGTGCTTCTGTGCCTTTAGGTCTTTGATGTCTGCTGTAGTAGCTACTATGTCAGCCTTGAGTTGGATAACGTGCTGTTCCAGAAGTTCTATCTTCTCAGCCAGTTCCCCAAACTGCATCAACTTATCTTTGTCCATTCTTTCCTCCTAATTTATTTCTAAGGTCGTATATCATACGCCTTGCTTCATACCTATTGCTTACTGTGTCTTCTAAGTATTCTCTTATTCTGAGCGCCCTCCTTAACCTAAAGATAGCTTCTGTTTGGTCTATAGTAGCAGGTAGCGCCCACTTATCTAGCATAGTTCTCCATTCACTATAGCTGCTCCGTAATCCTCCTCATCTCCAGCATCAAAGAATGCCAAGTCTCCTTCACTATAGAAGCACTCATTACATACATCGCCTAGGTCCTCGTAGTTCTCATGGAAGGTTTCTTGTGTAGCATCTATGAGTTTGCCACAGTTATCGCACTTCACTATCCATGCTACTATCATGCTACCTCCTTTGTAAGAATAGTACACCCCATGCCATAAGTGCCACCGCTTCTGCCCCAAAGGATAGCCATAATCCAAGAGTAGCAAACGACACAAGGCACAGGGCTAAGGGGGCCATTGTTATTGCACAACTAGACCTAGCAGGTTTTTGCTTGCCCAATATTGATGGCAGTAGGGCAAATGCAAACCCGAAACATGAAACCATAATCACATAATCTTGCCAAATCATACTTCCTCCGTTCTTCTGTGATACACCCATGTTGCAGCTTGTAATTCTGTTACCGGAATACCTATGGTCTTAGCTGCTGCCCTGTAGGCATCTACGAATATATCATAGATTTGCTTATTTGTCAAGTACATTCTGTCCTTTTCTCCGCAATGCGCTCCGAAGGCTACGTCTACTGAGTGCCTGTCTACCACTACGTTGTCAGTTTCTCCGGCGCTAAGGATGCACTCATAGAAAGCCTTCACTTTATTCCCCCTTATGTAGCCTAACCTCCCTTCGTAAATCTCCTTTGCTTTCATGTACCTGTCTGTGTTGATTCCGGACGGCCTTACATACGGGTCAACCATAAACTCATAGGCCAGGATTATGTTCCTCTCCCATGAAATCTGTGGTGAGAAGGTGGCTATGATTCCGGACGTTCTATCCACGCTGGACTTAAACTCATCGGCAAACCCTCTCGCTATGCAATGGGCTGTGGGATACCACCACTTCCCACAAGCCCTATCCTCCGAAGAACATGATAGGTACACAAGCACGATGTTGGAAACTAACTCGCGCTGTGGTATAAGTCTGAATATGTGCATCCGTACTCCTATCTACCTATGGCAAAGAACTTGTCAGCATATGCTTGCTTTGCATCATGGCACTCTTGGTTGATTACTTCCTTAGCTTTCTGCCCTCTTGTGTTAACCTCTAGGGTTTTGTCGTTGGCTATCTTCTCAATTTCACGTATCCCCTTGTTGTAGTTAACCTCAGCATCCTTCCATCTGTAGAGAATCTTTGTAAGCTGGATGGACTGAGCTACGTACTTGTTATCACCCTGCTTAATTTCGCCTCTTGCTTTGCACTCACATACGAGAGTGTCTGTTCCGTTGTATTCCCTTGTCACCCATCGCTCGATGTCCTTAGCTTCGATGACATGGTAGCCCCTGTTACAGAGAGAGATGTCATTTATCGTTGGTGTCCATTCTGTCGGGCCGTCCACTGGTAACGTGTACTTAAACCCTGTGCTACGTGCGCTGCCATTAGCCGGAGCGCCATCAATGCGTACCACTTTGTAGAATGTACGTGGGTCTTCTACTAATTCCGGAGGTATTGGCGGAGACTTCGCGCCTTTAGCTAACTTAACTCTGGTAGCGTAAACTCCAACTTCATCTTTCGTCCCCTTGTAATATAGAAGTTGCCCTCCATCGTTTTCCCCAATGCGTGTTAGGGTAACTTTATCCCCTATCTTTTTGCCACCATCAGGTTTATAGTTCTCAATGAACTCCACTTCGTCACCCACTACGAATGGGGTCACGCTCCGGTCAGCCGCTTTCTTCTTATGGCTACGTTTGGCTATCTCTACCTTCTTTATGCACGATAGTGGAAAGTAGTAACCATCACTGGAACATTGCCCACTTAGAGAATGCAATACTCCGGCGAGCTTGAAGTCAAACTTAAGGCCATAGTCGTTTCCTCCATTAGAACATACTTCCATAACCTTTGCTATGCTTCCCACTTTATCCTTCGGGAAGTTGTCAATCACCTCTAGTATTTTTACCTTATCTCCTACCTTGATTGCTCCCTTTGTTGCTATCATTACTCTCCTTTCTTGTGGCAGTTGCCACTCTCTATTAAGCTCATAGCTGTCCTTCCATAGTGACCTTGAAGTTGCCACACAGAGCCATCATCTATCATCTGCTGGAAGAACTCTATGATTTCACCCATGTCCATGTTGCCGGATTCGTAGTCTATGATTTTGCCTACGTCTATCATGTTACCTCCTATTGAATCAGTGATACTTCAAACCTACGTTTGCACCAGTCCTTGATTGTAGTTTCTGCTACCATACCTAACCTGAGAGATATGCCCATGTATGTGAAGTCGAAGGTCTTGTCACCTCTACTGTCAACACTTACCTCTACTTCCTCGTCTTCATACCAGCCCTTTGCCGCAGCTTCAGCCTTATCTAAGGCATTGTCAAGACAAGTGGCTTGTATTATCATGTCATGGTAGTATTCTTGCGTGCCATTCCTCTCATGGAATGTGACTGAAAAGTATTTCATTTCTTCACCTCCTTACTTGCTACTATGCGTATCTCCCTATGCTTGATAGAAGATACAGTCCAATGCCTTATGGCACACCTTGCCCTCAGATGTAGCTCATCCTTAATCATTTCACCCTCCTTGCATAGCCTTTAATATCTGAGACATAAACATCTCCCATCTCATAACCAGAGGCACATTGCTCTCTTGTAATGGGAGAATACACAGCACAGAACCATCGTGCATATGGCTTATTGTCATCAACTTGCCACTTCTTTAGCACGTGCCACTCCCAATCTCCGCCAAAGCTACGCCATATCTCGTATGGCTCCTCCACTTTCCGCATCTTGCCACATTCGTTCTTCACTTTACAGCCTCCTTCCTACATACGTTACAGGAAGCGGCTACAAAATGCCCCTTCCCATCCGTCTTTATAGTGTGGTTAGTAAACTTCCCACACTTATTACAGAAGTGTGTCATGCTTCCACCGCCTGTATTGAGATAACTCGCATATCATCACTGTGTCCACTCATGTTAGCATATAGGTCAGCTTCTTCAAGTGTACCAAATAAACGGATACCCCCATCTGGATTCGATACACACGTTAGGAAATTGTTATCTTCTAGCCATCTAAGTATCATGTACATGGTTACACCTCCGTTCCGTTATCTTTGCATAGTGTATACTGTGACTTCAATGGGCATCCATTGCATTTCTCTTGGCTCACAGTATCCTTCAAAGCAGGACACCATACATGAGGCACTACGTCTACACCTACGCCTTCTCCTGAGTAATGCACAGTCTTGGGCATCTCGTAAATCTTCTTCATCTTATTCTCCTTCTTCCCATGTAGGGATGTCTTTACATATGCCTTCATTCGGCACAGATTCTAGGAGTTCATACTCTAAGAACTCCACCCTCAAGGCGGTCAATTCGTCCAATCTATTTCACCTCCTTATAGATATGCGGTATCCCATTCAACACAGGAATGGGTTTCCTTTCCTTCGTAATCATCACCTTATGGTACAGCATTCACTTCACCTTCTTTCTCTTACTCGCTACTACTGGCTTCCATGTTACACATTCGCCATTGCGGTCTACCCTCTCGACCTTCGGATGAGTGTACATAGTACACCCCTTCGTACAGCTAACCATCTTAGCCAAATTCACCCCCTTCATAGCCGTCTGTCAGGAGACAGGCTTGCCTTCCTGTCCCCTAGCCGAAGGCTATTTCCTGTTGGTGTAGATGCCCACTATGTGAGCGTCCTTGAAACTTCCTGCCTTGTAGTTATCAGCGAAAGTTCCGTCAGCCTTATGGCTGTGCTTCAACGTGATGGGGCAAGCAGCTATCCACTTCTCCATCTCAGTCATCTCCTTCGCCTTCGATGCCTGTACAGGTGCATACTTCACCCCGTCTACCAGTCTGAATCCTGCCTTCTTCTCTGCCTTGCTAAGTCCATTTATCATCTGAGTCCCCTTTCATACAGCCTGTATTCGTACAAGCTGGAACAGGACGCAGCTTTACACTACGTCCTAGCCCAGCCTAACTACAATGGGACTCCTGTGTTATTGCATAGCTCACGCCTACGTTAGCCATCGTTGCCTATTACCAATGCGAGAAAATAGACGTTGCTATCTTTATGCCTATCTTTATTGTCGGCATGTACGTTGTTTACACTCTGTAATGAGTGTTGCGATTGAATACGTACCCTAGATAACGCATTACTTTATAGGATGTAACCACGTTATCAATTTTCAGTATGCCTAATCATAAAACCTCTTGTCACATCTACTACGTGTAGACTTTCAAAGATGCTCATTCTCACGTCAATGGTGGTCTATAACATCTTTACTAATCATCTATCATTCGATGTGTGATTAGGTATTCTGTTTTCGTGTGATATACGGATGATACGACACCGCTTATTCATGCAATATCAATTGCATGGAGTCTTGTATCCTGTTATCCCGTATTCACTTTTTAAGGTAGCTACAATATATCACTGTTTTAGCTATATGTCAATAGTTTTTGACTATTGATTGTAAAAGTCATTCGTAAACAAAGCTATGAAAGTATAGGTTAGAACGATGCTAGGATAAGCAAGGTTAAGGGATAAGGATATGGGACATAGCAAAGCATAGGTTAGGATAGCAAACAATAATGTAGATACGGAGTAAGCTCCCGGCCCCCAAACTATTAACGCGTCACGTTACTAATAACGCTTGGCGTTACTATGTCATAACGCTAGGCGTTAATAACGTAAGGCGATACTAATAACGCTAGACGTTATGCCTTACTTGACAAAAGATTTATTGTGCGAAGTTGCTAGTTTAGGGGTGCATACACATAAGGGGGTAGTGGATGTGGACGAGCAATATTTGTATATGGGTGGTGTGTGTACTACCCAATGCCTATTCTGTTGAAACTTCCTAATGCTAAACTACTTGACAATTCCGAGCGCCACTAGGGGGGAAAATGTGCCTTTGTTCGTAAGGGGACCCCCGGCAAGGCAAGGGTAAGGTTAAGACTCCCTGGGTGCTATTGGTATCCATCAGATGAAGTGTTCTCTTTAAGAACACAGGGTTACGAATAGTTGTTGTCATATATGACAGTAACAAAAGAAAGTATATATATATATTACTTAGAATAGTTAGTTAGTACGCTAGTTAGTTAAGCTAGGGGGAGTACCCTTAGTTTCTTAATAACCTCTTATTTCCTGGACAAGAAAATTTTTAAAATAAGAATGCTCATTTAATGGAGCGAACTGGTGACAAAATGATACCGGTTTAATTATGGCAGATTCGCCCCATTTGGGAACCATATTGTTGGTGTCAACAATATGATAGTTTCACCAGATGGTGAAAGTAAACAAACTATAGAGGCCCCATATACGCGTCTTAAATTGACAAGGGTACTCCTTAGAACAGGGGGATTACGTTTTATGCACTTTCCCGAAAGTGAGCAAAGGGACGCTCGCTGAAGCTCGCTTATATATATTTAATATACATTGGTCCGGGGGTACGTTCTGGGGAACATAGGTTACCTACCATATTATTACCACAAATAAAAAGTTTTGTCAACTTCCTAAATACCCCATTCTATATCTATGTTGATATTTTTGTCAACATATTGGTAGCAAAGACTAGACAACTGACTAGGTATACAACACCCCCACTTGACAAAACTTAAAGTATCTGATATACTATATGGCGTGGATTAGGGGTCTTGGCTCTGACAGTCCACAAGGGTTGGTGCTTCCAACCCGGCGAGATGACTGGGGAACGCTGTGATGGTTGGTCTTTACGGGGTTCCCCCACGTGAAGATTAAAGGGGGGCGAGAGGCTAAGGTGTGAGCCTAGTCGTACGCGTCTAGGTGTGACCTAGCCTCTTTAAACCCTTAATACAGGAGACTATGAAAGAGATATTACTAAATCAAAATAAAGTAGCATTAGTAGATGATTCTGACTATGACTGTCTTAACCAATATAAATGGCATGCTCATCAAAATCATGGCAGAGGGTGGTATGCAGAACGGCTTATTAAGCAAGATGGTAAATGGAAAGAAGTCTTTATGCACCGCGTAATTCTTAATACACCCAAAGGTATGGAATCAGACCATATCAATGGCGATGGGTTAGATAACCGTAGGTGTAATTTAAGGATTTGCACAACTTCACAAAATCAACAAAACCAACAGACACAATCTCGTATTAAATCCTCTGGTTTCAAGGGAGTTAATTGGGCAAAGCGTGCAAATAAGTGGGTGGCTAGGATAGTTATTGCTAAAAAAGAAATGTGGCTTGGTTCGTTTGATAGTGAGCTTAAGGCTGCATTAGCCTATGACAATGCAGCTAAGAAATACTTTGGAGAGTTTTCCAAAACAAACTTTATAGAGATTTAGGGAAAGGCCGGGGAAGATGTTATCAAGTGGTTAGTCCACCTCCGGCCTCCAACCCTATTTCAAAGGAGGGTTATGAGTCATAAGCATAGTCACGATTGCGCGGTATGTAAGCACGAATGTCTCCACCACTGTACCTGTTGCGACAAGGTGTACTGCTGTAAGTGCGGTAAGGAATGGGGCAATACATACTGGCCCACTTGGACTTCTACGCATACCGCATCACCAGATTACGTATATTGTGGTACTTCTAGCGGTACGATAAATTGCGGTAACACTTGTGGTTCTACGGATACAGTAACCTGCACACATTGTCATTAAAGGAAAACTATGATTGAGATACTAAGGCAAGGTGATGAAGTAAGGTCAGAAGAATGAAAGTGATACCTTTAACTCAAGGTAAAGTTGCTATTGTGGATGACGCAGATTTTGACATTCTTACGCAATGGAAGTGGTGTGCCCATAAAAGGGGTAATAATTCATGGGTAGCTTGCCGCAATGTATCTGATGGATGTAATAAAAGAAAGACTATTCTAATGCATCGCTTAATACTAAACACACCTAAAGGCATGGAAACAGACCACAAGAATGGTAATGAACTTGATAACCGTAGGGATAATTTGAGAATTTGTACTACAGCCCAGAACCAGCAAAACAGACATCTATTGCAGGATGGGAAATCGTCTCTATTCAAAGGCGTTTCTTATAGGAAGTTAAGTAAAAATTGGGGTGCATGGATTAGGGTAAATGGACACTTACTAAACTTAGGCCATTTCATAGATGAGGTTAAAGCTGCACTTGCGTATGATGGTGCTGCTAAAAAATATTTTGGTGAATTCGCACATCCTAATTTTATTGAGGTTTAAATGATAGTAACCGAGGTTCAATGTGAAGACCCGTTACCAAATCCTAAAGAGGGTGTCTATCCTTCTGAACATACTAGGTTCGTTATTGTTCGGGGGAGGGATATACTCGGCCTCAACAGGTGCAGGGTACTTCCTGTTCTTGTTTCTAGGAATGGGGCTTCTGTATTGGGTTAGCTATGAACTGGACTTCTACGTCCAGGAGCTATTGGTAAACATATACAGCAAGGAGAAGCATGGATAGAATTAAACTACTGTTTGAGGCAATCATGGAGCTTGTTAAAATCTTCAAGGATATACCCACAAGTATAGTCTCGCGCTTTATCATATGCGTGGCGAAGATTAAAGAGGCGCTCACATTCTAATCCGGATTAAATGGCTGGACCACCTGGGATGCAATGAGCAATTAACCAAGTTCCAGGTTGATGCGCTTCAGTATGCAATCTATTCAACATGTGGATACCTTGTTTCTGAAGACGAATTAACACTAAAGATTTGCAACCATATTGTTCAAGAGAACGATAACGTCTTCTATGAAGGAATCACAGTTGTAATAAAAGCGTGTATCATAGAACGTCAAGAGATGGAGGAGCTACTTTGAAAACACCATACACACTATCTTCAAAGATGGGTCGTACACTTCTAAAGAACAACACCCAAAAGTTAGTAACTCACCTTCTTCAGAATGAGAAGTGGCTTAACGACCAGATAGCAATAGCACAGGAAGCAGGAGAAGCTGACCGAGCCGCAGACTTGATTAACCAACACCGTCTGTTTGTTGCAGACCTTCTTCCGTACTGTCTTCCTAAGTTGTCAGCTACTATGAACAATGACAACGATGAGGCTCAGAAACTAATAGCCGAGTTGATGTCAGTAGGGAAAACAGAGGAGCCTAGCGATATCGCTATCAATAGCAATTCAACTGGTAACACATTGACACCGGATGGTGATAAGTAGTGTGTGGGTGCATGGGACTTTGTGGCAATTGCATTAATATACTTTATCACCTTGTTGTGTTTATTCCGAATCTTATTACGTGGACTAGGGTAAAGTTACGAATCTAACAAAAGAACAAAAACAATTAATATGGGATAAGGTGAATTATGTTCCCAATCCCCAACAACGTGAGGTGCTTGATTGCACCTCTTGGCTTAGAATGATGGTAGGAGGAGAAGGCTCCGGCAAGTCTCTATTGGGCGCAATGGAGATGCTTGGAAGATGTTTTGAAGGGACTCTGTTTTGGCTGGTAGGCGCTGACTATGACAATACCAAACCTGAATTTGATTACATAGTTGAGGGGGCAAACAAGTTAGGGATACTTGAGTTCGCTTCCACAGTTGTCAACCCAGGCAAGATAGTTCTTAAAGGTGGAATAACAATATCAACAATAAGTGCGAAGGACCCAAGAAATATCTCGAAGTTCTCCCCCCATGGAATACTGGTATGCGAAGCCGCACAATGCGACTTCCAGGTTATCCAAAGACTTATCGCTCGCTTAGGCCGCGCCGGAGAAGGCGGGTGGATGCTAATGACCGGAACATTCGAGGGTTCGCTGGGCTGGTACCCTGAAGTGTATTTAAGCTGGCTAGGCCCAAACAAGGAAGATGGGAAAAGTTTTGCTCTTGCTTCATGGACAAACACAAGCCTTTACCCTGGTGGGCGAGAGGACCATCTGCTTAAAAAGATAGAGGCTACCATGTCTCCGGACCTGTTCAATGAGCGCATGGGTGGTATACCATGCCCTCCGTCCGGGAGAGTGTTCCATGAGTTCAGGAACTCGTTGCATGTACTAGATAAACCATTCGACCCTGAGAAGGAAGTAGAGATATGTGTGGACCCAGGCTACTCCGCGGGATGGCATGCGGTAGAGGCCGGGCAATGGGATGGGGATTACTTCCATGTATTCGATGAAGCGTATGAACAGTTCAAGACTTCTGAGCAGATGATTTCTATTTGTAGGATGAAGCCATGGTGGAAGAAGGTAACAGGAGGGGCCATTGATATTGCTGGTACAGCCCACAAACCCGATGTCCCTGCTTCTGAGATTTGGAAAAAATCCGCCGGGGTACATCTTAGGTCTAAGAAAGTTCCAATCGCCGCGGGCATCGAGCGAATGCGTACCTACCTTATCCCTGACCCAATCACACATAGACCGCACCTTACAATCAACCCAAGATGTCAAGGACTCATCTCTGAATTCGGAGGATGCCCCCATCCTGTGTCTAAAAGAACAGAGGTCTACCAGTATGACACAGACCGCAATGGTGTCGTCATAGGGGTCAAGGATTCAAATAATCATGGCATAAAGGCCGTGACCTATGAGATAGTATGCAAGTTCGGATACTCAAGGCCACAGGGTCAAAATCAGCAGTTGGTTAGGAGATTTGGATAGATGGAAGCAAAAGAGATTATCAGCCAGGTAGCCAAGGTTAAAGAGTCTACAGTAAGGACTGCGCTCAAGGCCAGGTGGGATAGCGACCTGAATATATATCTTCGTGATGCCCATAAGATGAAGGGGTCTAACGGCAATGCGTTGCCGGGTGTTTACAATGTTACATCGGCAGACCCGCAGACATACATGGACCGCATCACCGGACTCATGGCAAGGGCCGAGCCTAGGCTACATGTTGTTTCCGCACTATCAGATGACCAGGTACGCATGGTTGAGAATTGGTGGAAGTGTGTCCTGTACTCTGCTAATAATCTCTATGCTGGCAATGCTAATACTACAATGTTCCCTTCGTTGGCCTTCTATACAAACCTCCGTGGGTATCCGATAACACGCGATGTTATCTACCGTGATGCTGACAACAAGACTGTGTTCGAGATTAAGCCTATTGATGTCTATGACACGTACTGGAAGAAGTACGGGAACAGATTGGCATGGGCCTGCGTTGTTTCTTCAATGGAGCCGGAGGATATAGAGGCGTTCTTTAATATCACAGTCAAAGAGAAGACAGATGTTTATAACTACTGGAACAAGGACGGCGTTGAGTACACAATAGTTGGCGAGACTATGATACCCAATACAAGGGCCTATATCAACTATGTGCCATTCTCAATATGCCCTGTGGTAACTACACCACAGGTAAATGGAACTAACACTAAGAAAGACTCTATGGTTGGTGAGTCCCTGTACCATAGTGTACGTGATGCAATCAAAGAGCGCAACGATATACTCTCAATCATAAAGACCCATGCCATGCTTGGTATGCGTCCTCCATTAACACACGTTACTGATGGAACAGTAGGCCGAGAGATTAAAGAATACCCGGCAGAGTGGGGAACTGTCATAGAGCAGTTGGCGGAGGAGAAGTTCGACTCACTGAAGTTCTCTGATATGGCTAACACCAACGCCATGTTCTTCAATATGGTGGATGGAGAATACCAGCGTGGCACAGTTCCCAACAACGAGTACGGCGGGCTGAACTTTCAGCTTTCTTCATTGGCTCTTGATACATTGTCCAGCCAGCGTGGAGTAGTCTTCCTCCCAAGACAGACCACACTTGAGAATATGTACAAGTCTATCTTCAACCATATGTTCCAACAGTTCATTGATGGCAAGTTCGACACAGAGATGATAGACGATAGTGGTGCTGTAATCAAGGTTGGATATGCTGACCTGGCTCCTTTGCAGGATAAGTTCCGGGTGGACTTCGATGTAGATGTAGAGTCTCCGGAGGAGGAGACTTCTAACTACCAGAAGGCTGTGATGGCTCTCAATGCACGTATGCCTCTGGATTTCATAGTAAGGAATGTCTTTAAGGCTGAGGACCCTGACAGACTCCTGGCGATAATCGCTGATGAGAACCTGATGAGAGAGTTGCCTGAGATGAGGTTGGTTCGGGCTTATGACCAGGCAATGAAGGATTCCGCCAATCTAAAGGGCGACCCAAAGGCTGCAAAGTTAATGGAGGCTAAGTTGCTTGAGGGTAGGATAGCTCAGATTATCCGGTCAATGCAGCCACAACAGCCGCCCGCGCCGCCCGCGCAGGGTGCAGCGCCAGCCCAGGGGGTGATGTAATGGGACACATGGAAGACCTTAACAAGAGACTGGATGCTATGATGGCTCCTCCTAAGATGCCGCGGCCTAAGATGAGGGGTTCTATCATGCCGCCTAAGATGCCTATATTAACTCCCAAGCAGAAGATACAACCGAAGGAGAGTAAGTATAAGTTTCTATAATGCTTAACTATACTATCTTCGAGAACCATTCATATAACGATGACTCCACCAAGTTGTTTGGTGGAACTACTTATGTGTGCCAAACATTCACTTCAGGAACAGCACATGAAATATATGTTGTGCAAATGGACCTTATTCGCATTGGCGCTTGTGGCACAGTAACGCTAGGTCTTTATGATACTGACACTAATGGCAAACCCACCGGCTCCGCATTAGCCACAGCAATGGTAGACCAGAGCGCAGTCGGAACGTCTGCGGCGATGGTGGACTTTACGCTGTCTCCTACTTACATAGTGGGTAATGAGAAACTTGCTATTGTTTTATCTGCTGATGGAGCTTTGGGTACTATAGGGTGCAGGTATAAAAATGTGGGTATATATACAGCAGGTGGCATATTTAGTTCTACTAATTCAGGAGTAACCTGGACAGAGACATTACTCAGTGACTTTATATTCGCGGAATGGGGAGTAGTTCTTCCTGTTCACGATGCAACTATAGTACAACTATATCCAAGGAAAGAGGGTTCATACACTCAGTTACAACCAGCAACCACAGCATCTAACTGGCAACAGGTGGCTGACCCTGTTGATTCTCCAGATGAGGAAACAAGTTATGTTGCTTTCAATGTTGCTGACAATACCGGATTCTTAACAGGTGAATCTGATGGAGCTGCTGGCGTTGTTTCCGGAACAAGAGCTTTCTGGAAAAGCAATGGCTCTGGACTTTGGGGAGAAGGCACAACCTTTGATACGGAATTAGCGGCAGGTTATCTTCTCAAGAGTCCAAACATAAACGAATGGTTTGCTAAAGACTGGCAAAGAGTATCAGAAATTTCTAGTGTTGGTAGTGCTACGGAAGTATCATTAACAGAAGCATGTGGACCTCTATCTCAAAACCCGTCTACTTCCTGGTTCTTAACTCCAGCTACTTCATCGGAAGCTACTGCTGGTAAAGTATCTCGTATGTTGACATATGGAACAGAGCCACTACCCATGGCTTACTTAGATGGAACATGGACTTGGACACATGATAGTAAGATAGTTTCTGGCTCTGGTGGTAACGCCAAAACAATATTCCCGGACACAAGTGTACACCCGTATGCTGCAAGAGGATTCATAAGTTCTGGTAGTAGCACTAGGATAAACACAGGGCAAGCATATCCAGTAGATACTGTTGATACAGAGGACCAGGTTACTCTATATGTAACGTACACTGGAGCATTAAAAGAAGACTTAACTGATTACACTAAATATGCCTTCTTTGGATATTACGATGACTGCACCGATGAAGACAAAGCGACCATGTGGTGTACCAAGACTAAGAAAGATTCATACCTGGTTAAGCAGACATTAATATCTGGTAATATAAGACGGCTAGATGTAGTATTCAGGGTATGTTTCTATAACAAAGCCTTCGTTCAGGAATACTATCCCTCCTCTCTTAAAGGAGATTTATCAACATTATCTGAGATGTTCAATATAATAAGAACTGCAACAAGCGCAGGTGTTGTGGCATTATATAAAGTTTATTATGCCACTTATGCTTCATCTTTAAAGTCGGAGTTATCTTCATTAGCGTCTTCGTACCCTGCCATAGCTTCATCTGTTACTGCTACTAATACTCAGATAGATTCTACTACTGCTATTATAAATGCCTTTGTTGTAACGGACGAGAAGGACACTATACAAACTTCATTCGATGCTATGCAAGCATCTGTAGCATCAACAATGATGCTGTATGTAGACCAGACCGGAGTTCTACCAACCGCTACTGCGCAACCATTCTTAACTCTTTCCGGAACAACTTCATTGGGTACAGAGCAGACACTTACTCCTATAACTATTTCAGTTATAGATAAAAATCCAACTCCTGTTACTCCTACTCCGCAACCTAGGCGTAGGAGGAAAGAAGAAGAAAAGCCAGCGGTAGTTTCATCTGTTAAAGAAGAAGACGAATCAAAATGGTATTCTTTTAAGACATATAGGCAGACGATAACTCGTCCTGGTGGTGGAATATTTACATTAGATGACCTTAACAACCTTGAGGTTGGTATAACACTAGGGAATATCAGTGACTTCACAAGCCAAACAAAAGTTATATGCACACAGATATACGCTGACTTATATGTGTCTACCACCCCGTTTATTAAAACTCAACTCGTTGGTATGACACAATATGGGTTCAAAACTTTTGCCAACAGGATGGATGAATGGGCGCTTCCAACCTTTTCTAATGGTATGAATATGCTTACTCATAAGATATATAGAGGGTCTACACCTTTCTTTGCAAGACCATTACAGATATTGAGGGGCATAACAAGTAGAATACTTGGGCGTAGGAAGACATCATCTTCTCCAAGGAAGATAGGGACATCCGGTAGTATCACGCAGTAGGAGTTAATATGGAAAGAATACAGCGCGGAGAACATGTTTATATAAGGGTGCTGAATACACCAGTAGGTGATGGTGTTGAGGTGAACTGTGACACTGGCTATCCAACAATTACTATATGGGATAGCGCAGAGAAAGAAGTTCTTTCATCTACTTCCATGACCAACCAGGCCACAGGAGATTACTACTATCAGTTCCTAATACCTACTACAAGTGACTATGGCTTCTATAGATGGCAAGCAAAGTTAGCCAACTCATCTAAGTACGAATATGTAGATGGAGCATTTGAGGTAGTATAGTGAGAAGATTACCGCCTCCATTAGAGTTGGCCCAAAGACAGTCATCTGTTCGTCCGGCTATTATGATTACTGTTGGCGATGTGGCCTTCAAGACTACAGGCACAGGGTCTACTGTCACATGCCATAATACTTCTGCTTCTGAATTGGCTTGGACCAAGGATGAGGGTGGGCGCATATTAAAGGTCAAGGCTCTCGAATCTCCTTACAAGCAGACAGCAGAGATAACCTTAAATAACTATGATAGGTTGTTATTCGAGTTGGCTTTAAAGGGCCAGCGTCTTAGTATAGCATGGGGCGCAACTACTTCAGAGGGAGACTTGTATTCTACATCTCCTGTGCTGTGGGTTAAACAGCAGATGTTCTATGAGGCCCAGGGTGTTATGCAATGCCAGTTGAAGTGTATTGGAATCATGGACCTCCTGGGTAGTGATACAGCTTCAGAGAAGTACATTGATGATGGGACCACTGCTCTTGGAGATTTGGTTACTGCCATATTAACATCAACACTAGATTGCTTTGACCATTGTAAAGTATATAATGTCGTTATAGATGATGACCTCGATGATTTATGGACCGGGGTTTATCTTGGTGAAACATTTGTAATAGACAGGGATGAAACAAGGGCGCATGTTCTAGCGCGTCTGTTCGACATGACCCATGCTTCTATGCGTCCGGGAGGAGAAAGACCGGATGATGATGACCATGACACAATACACATCTTTACTCCTTCTCAGATAATACAAAGTGAGTATACACTAGAACGCGCTAACCATAGGTTCTATGTTGATAGCGATGCGTCCGGTATAGTGATGCCAAATGAGATTATCATTAAGACACCATCTGGAACGACCCCGGCATATGAAGGCAGGGCTATAGATGCGGTGTCACACAACACCAATCCTTGTTCAAGAACACAGCTTGTTGTAGGATTAGTAAGTAGTAACCAGGCTCAGACAATAGCCAACACAATGCTTTCCAATATCATCAATGCTGAGAGCGGGTCAAGTGCTTTTGTTCCAATGAACTGTGGCACGGAGATATTCGACAGGATGAAGATATATTCCAAGAGGTCAGGACGTACCCTGGAGGGCGCTGTTGGCTCGATTACTAGAGTGTTTGACCCCATGGCTAAGGAACCACGTTACGACATGGCTGTTGGTTTTGGTAAATGGTTTGACCCGCGGGCCATGGATGACTCCCTGGGATATGGGTATGGATTCGTAGATGACGTAGTTCCTTCGTCTAATAGTTTTGACTCAGGACATATCACAATACTTGGGACTGCATATTACACTAAATCAGCAGATGTAATCCCATACTTTTTTAACACTATTATTATAGTAAATGAGAATTCTAAAGCTTCATGGAAGTTTCAATTAGGTGCTGGAACATACACAGTAATAATATCAGGCTATCAAGAACTGTCAGGCAATACTGAAATATATATTGATGACGTTAAAGTTGATACTGTAGATTTCTTTACAGCATATCACTCAAAGACCACAGCGGCTTTCTCAGAAGGAACACACACTGTAGAAGTAAAAAAAGTCTCCTCAGGAAATGTTATTTGGGTATTTGGAATATCTATTTCAAAATCAGGATTTGTGGCATAAAGGATAAACGATGGCGAAGAAACAACCGTTTGATTTAGCCCACTATATCAGGAACCAGAATATGCCAGGTCAGTTTGGTGGGGCCGCGGCAGGGCAATGGGGTATACCAGACCCCGCTGGAACGGCAAGGGGCCGCCTTGCTCAATTTAGGCGCGGCCTAGTGGGTATTGGCGTGGCACAGAACCCTGTTGAACAATGGGCAATGGGGTCGAAGCCAGGACAGGAAGCTGCCGGGATTGCTGCCGGGATGAAAGCATATACAGAAAAGAAACAGGCTGCTGCCGCTAAGTATTCTGAACGACAAACCAAGAACCAGCTCTCACGTTCTCAGGCGGCAGGTGGCGTTGATTTAGAGGAGCGCCGCCTTAGTTCACTTGAAACACAGAATAGAACAGGGTGGTCCACTCAGAGAACCATGGACTTTATGGCAAATGGCGTACCGAGCAGCACAGGTAAATACTTACAAGCTGGTCGTAGTCCTGCCGAGCAAGAGTCCTACATGGAAACTATCCAGGATAAGTTTGACATAGTTAATGATGCTCTATGGAATGCAGCTATATATTCAGGTATGAGTCAGTTCACTGACATAGGTTCTTTGGAAGGTGTAGAGTACGATACGAATCCTGAGTCTCCCACATATGGCGAACCTATTATAGAGAATGCGGATGACCAGAAGGCATATGATGATGCCGTGTCTGCCGCTGCTGCTAATCCTGACAGCACAGCCATAGAGAAGTTTGGCAGGATGCAGTCGTACTACTATACGTGGAATACCTACCACGATGAAGATTGGTCTAGCCTTAGCGAACTCGCAAGTCTTGGTGTTAGTCAAAGGACAGAGGAAGGCAAGGCGGAGACTCTGGCATATAGGGCCTTTGTTATACAGGACATGCAAAACAAAGGCATGCCGGGTAGCATAATCAACATGGCTCTCAGCACCACAACTCCTATGCCCTTGCAGAATATGATTGACTTCGGATTCCTTAAGGTGGGACAAGTGCTTTCCGCTGAATGGGCCAGGGCTTATGGTTACGACCTACCTAAAGGTGTGGTATCTGTTAAGATTGTAGATGATTTAACATCTGATGGTACAGGTGGGTGGGTTGAAGGAAAAGGTTATCCAGTTCTTAATGCTAATAATGAAGTAATTCCAGGAGCATATCAAAGCACTCAGAGTTTTGGATTAGAGCAAACATATGGACCTGCTCCAGAAGAAGAAGTAACAGACAGGGAGAAGATTGCTGCGTTAGGGTTGCCATCACTATTTGGTATCCCTGCTCCGCAACCTGAAGAAGAAGTAGAAACCACATCTACACATGGCCTCCTTCCTAATGAGTTTAGTAGTGGTGAAACATTTGTATCAAGTGGCGAGGAGTTCCGGTCAGGCCGTGACTGGTCACAGCCTCAGATTCTTTCTGCTAATGAGGCCAAGTATTACTACGAGATTGACGGCGAGTTGCCTTCAGATTTCACCATGACTGCCCAAGAGATAGATGGTAAACTGACCACGCTATCTCAGACCCTTGGTGGCTGGACAATGAATTACACTGATGGAGCCATTACAGAATGGATTTCACCAGTAGATGCCAAGGGAGAGGTTCATACATTCACCACCATTGAAGAAGTAACTGCATATGAAGAACAGATACAGAACGAGGCTGCTTTAGCTTTTACAACCGGAGGCGAAGTAGGCGCCCTCAATAATAAACTAGATACCAACACCAAATGGGGCGACCCTAATGCTATTATATGGACTGGTGGATTTGTCCCAGGTGTTCCAGTTATGGGTAATCTTAGTACAGGCGACCAGTTAGTTTTAGTAAGTGTTCCACGTACTGCACCAGCGCCAGCGCCAGCACCATCTCAATTACCTATTGGATATGGTGGTAGTTCTACGTGGGAGAAAGGCGTAGTGCCTACCTTACCACAACAGCAATACCTCGCCATGCCTAATACATCACAGCTTGGCCTGGTGATACCTCCAACTACACCACCAACATGGACTGGTAGTTCTGTATCAGTTCCTAATATACCATTCGGTACTGACATTTCAGTAAACGCATCTCCTATAAAGGACCTTGCGGAAGTTGTAATAAACGGTAGTATGACCCAGGTACTCAGTACCGGGTTAGATGGCTTCTCTAAGGCAGGAGATGTCCTTGCACAGTACCAAGGTCCTATGCCGTATGATGATAACAACCTCCCTGATTTCGTGGTTAAAATAGGGGAAGACTACCATGTTAAATGGAACTCACCTGCTGGTAAAGAACACCTAATTTCTGTCTATCCAGAGCGTTACCTTGCGATTACATGGAGCATGGGAGAATGCCCTGAGTCAGATGCTTTACTAAAGAACACACTTGGATTTACAGACCAGGAGATAGTTGATTGGTGGAAAACGAAACCTTTTGGTTTTAAGGAAATAGACGATACCTCATACCTTGGTGGTGTACTAGAAACATTGAGGGGCATGCTTTCTTTACCTGTAACCGGACCTGCTGATTTGATGTGTCTCCTTACAGACCCATTCGATAGGGACCCGGTTGGGCAAGCAAGACTAAGAACCTATATGGTGGGAAGTAACCCATTAACCTATGTAGGTGAAGGTTTTGGTGGGTTAATAAATACTGTTAAAACACTAGAGGCTTTAACTGACTATGGTCTTAGTGCTATTAGTCATACAACCACTCCACAAGGTAGAGTATTTATAACTGATTTTAGGAAAGCTATTAAAGATAATGGTCTTCTCCTAGTGTTTAACAAGAAAATACAGGAAGACCTAAATGACTATTTACCTGCATGGCAAAATGTGGCTGCTGAGGCATCCATATTCCTCATTCCTTTTGGGGCATTAAGATACTTTAAAATGCCAGGAATGTTGAAACTTGTTAGGACAGGTGAACTTAAACTTGTACGTTCTATAGCAACAGTTGAAGATTTATACGCGGCCTCCGCAGTACGCGGGTGGCGAGTGATGGGAACTGGTATCAAGGGAAGGTTTGTTATCTTTGTTAAGGATGCTTATGGTAAAGAAGTAGCAACACCTTTAAGAAATCTTGCCGAAGCTGATAGTTTCTTTAAGTATGGCACTCCATACAGGTTGCGCCCTGCTCGCATGAGAGCGATTGAGAAAGCGATTCTTGCCCCAATCAAACTCATAGAGAACTGGACTGACTTTGCAAAATTAGCGAAGGAACATAGATGGGAGGTTGTATTCAAGGGTGGTGCTTTCAAAGTAAGTGCTATAGATAAGGCAGTATCTAGCGCTGCCCGTAAAGTATTTGTCAAGATAGACCAAGAGTTAATAGAAATAAACTCCATACAGGAGGCCAATAACCTTCTCCGTGATAGAGCATTTAGACAAAGAGTTGCCTCCCTACCCAATAGTGGTAACATACGCATCACAATAGATGGTAAAGAAATTCCACTATTCACAATGCCTACTGATTTAGAACTTCTCTTGGACACATTAAAGAATCAGCCAGGACGCTTGGGTTTGGGTTTAGCAAAGTTAATTCAGGCAAAGTTACAGGGCCAGGGTAGGCCCAAGTTAAGCATAGATGATATAAAGAAGATAGCTGACCCTGAGTTACAGGGTGTGATGGCTGAGTTAGTACGAGAGGGCAAGGTTTCTATTGACACTATCTTCCGCGCTTCAAATATCGTTAAGATACGTTGTGAAGCTGCTGCCAAGGAGATGACAGACTTACTCAAGTCTCAATGTAATACCAAGTTTATTGATAGTAGGAAGGGTCTTCCACTAGATGCTAAGGGTGATGTACCAGCCGGGCAAGTAGAATTACTCGCTAGTATTCCAGAAGAACTTACCATACGTGTTGGTAATAGTGGGTTGTATGCCGGGCATGATGTGGCTGAGATGTGGAAATACTTCAAGTTCAAGAACCCTGAGATACCCAGGTGGTTCAGTAATATTGATGAGTTGCTAAGAGGACTTGAGGAGCTTGGACTCCAGGAAGGCATAATAAATAAATCCTTTAGGCGGTATCGAGACTTAGAGGCTAAGGGAATATATAGGAGTTACTTCCCGCGCGTAATCACGGGCCAGGATACAATGGCTGAGGTGCTTTTAAAAAGTGAGGAGGACTTCCTTAAGCAACGTACGTTCATTGATGCTGTGCAAGGAAGGGACCTGGGGTTACACTATGGAACATTAGGTAAGTCCATAGATGCTTACATAGACACCTTCTATAGTAAGCTGGTAAACAAAAGGCATCGTGCTTTTATTAACAGAAGTGGCCTTACTATCCCTGAGATTTGGGAAACAGCAGAAGGCCGTACTATAATGGAGACTGCTCGTGCTACAGCAAAGAAGGCCGGACAGGTTAAGATAATAGACAGCGTTATCCGTCACATCTACGGGCCAGCCGGGAAAGAGATTCCCGCGGGTGGGCGTATGGCATGGATAAACGAGAACTTCCCTGGGCTAGCAGATAGGGTGAGGAAGTTAATCTATTATTCCTCCGATGCTGCGCGTAGAGATATACTGCATAGTCTTGAGAACAGGATGCGGGTACGCAAACTTATCTTACAGAATGAGATAAGGAATATCAAGGTAGCTTCTAAGGCAGAGCGTACAAGTATAATGGGTAAACTATACGATGATACAGTAAAGCTAAGAACTGCCGAAGAAAGAATACAAGAGATAATAGACTCACTCTCTGCCACTGGTATACTTACCGATGCCAACGCTTCGTATCTTAAGTGGTTCGCTGAGTGGGCGCAGAAGGAATACCCTGGGGCGTTCAGGTGGTACAAGAACTGGACAGCAGAGCCGGGCGCTTCACATTTAGTAACAGTCAAGAGTTTCTTGGATGATGTGGTGGACCTGCGTAAGAGTATAGCAGATGAGATTTCCTGGTTCAATGGCATGACAGAGATACAGAGGGCTGCTAGACTGTCAGACCCACTTGCAGTCATGGGGAGACTTGAGGAAGCCAATGCTATCCTCACTAAGATATGGAGAACAGAGAAACCTGGGAAAACCATAGAGCAACTAAGGACTCTGCTTGATGGCGTGTTCCCTGGCGAGTTCACCGGACGGCTGGACGACCTGGTTGCCATCTTTGATAAATCTAAGGTGAGGGGTATATACGAATCCCTTGAAGCAGATGTAAGGAAACTCTTAGACGAAGCCGAGAAGGCCAAAGTTGCCGCGGCTATAGACCGTAAAGCAGCAGAAGCACCATTGGCAAAGGGAGCCACTACACATAGATTTGAGGACGAGGGTAGAACAGCAGCAACATTTGATAGGGTGTTTGGTGAGATAAAAGTCAACGGTAAGACTATAAGCGGAGAAGCTGTAAGGAAAAAGATTGAGAAGATATATACCGATAAAGCCAACCCGCTACTGTCGGCCTTTGCACAAGTAGCTTCTTCCATGTTGCCATTGCAATTAGCGATGGACTTCTCTTTTGCTACTATACAGGGCGCTCCTATGCTTGGCCTAGAGGCTGTGCTTAACTTCCGGGCCTTGGTAAATGGTGAGTCTCCTTCATTCATATGGGCCGAGGCTATGAAGTATAGCGTAGGGCAAACATTCTCAGGCATGCTAGGCAAGAGTGTGATGAGAACCTTCCGTAACAAACACATTGATGTGTATGATAGAAAGCTAGGTAAGGGCCTTGTTATCAATGACTCATCAGATTTCTTCGCAAGTGTTGGATGGATAGGAAAGAACATAGAAAAGATTTCCAACAAGAATGCAAGGCGACCCTTGGAGTGGGCTATCGCTCCGTATGCAGGTTTCCAGTCAGGATTCTCAGCCTGGAGCGAGGTTGCTAGAGTTTTACTTATTGAGAAACTTGAAACATCATGGTATCTTTCTGGTGGTACAGAGGCAGAGTTGGCTCGATTTGCCAACTCTATAACAGGGTCATTAGCAGAGCCGGGACGAGGTGCAATGCAGAGGGCATCTGAGACTGCTTTGTTCATCGCCCCAAGATACTATCGCGCCAACCTATTCGTTCTAAACCGCATGTTGCCCAAATTCAAGACTGGTGGAACACGTGGTATAACAGGTAAGATGATGGCTGAATCTATAGTGGGGATGTATGCTTCATTTACTGCTGCCTATATCGCTCTATGCTATGCTTTAGGGCAGTCTCCTAAGTTAGACCCACGCCCTAAATCTATGGGAGGCGATGGCTCAGAGTTCCTTTCCTTGGAAATAGATGGTCAATTCATTGGAGTACCTAACCCATGGTTCCAGGGAGCAAGGGCAGCTTTAAGTGCTGCTGCTATAGGTCTTGCCAATCCTGATAAGATATTCTCTATTGACTGGAATAATCTTAAAGAGTCTAGCGTTGGAACACTGTTGAGTTTTGCCACAGATAGGCAATCCTTGGCTCTCAGTTTCATAGAAGAAATGGCTACCGGAGAAGCGTATGGTGGTATAAGGCTTGAGGATAGTAATGATTACCTTAAAACAATAGGGGAAAAGTTTATCCCTACTGCGTGGAGGAACTTAACTGAAAGTGGTGATAAGCCTAGTACCTACTTAGCCTGGGGGATGCGTATACTTGGTCTTAGGAACTGGCGGCAGAACACATGGGTAGACTACGCTGAGGCTTTTAATGAGTTCTTAAGTGATGTTCCTGATTCATATCTAGTAGGGGACCAACTTGAGAAACGTGACTCAGGTAAATTAACCATGAACGATATGATGTCGTGGCAGATTGATAAGATTCTACTAGAGAATCCTGAGCTTAAGGCGAAGTGGGATATAGCAGATGAATCCTTCCGTAAGAGTGAGAGTGATATGGAACGCTCTTATAATACTGATAAAGAAAGGATAGATACAGAAACGACAGTTAGAAATAATAATGCTGGCGCTGACCTAAGAGACACTACAAATACAACAGGGATAACTAATACAAAAGAATACAACGATGCCTTAAAAGAAATTTCCCAAGACCATGCTGCTCTTAGTGGCGACTTACATACAAGATATCCTGAGTTCTTTGCTGAACTAGAAAAGCAATTGTCAAACAAGACAGGAGATGCCTATAACTTTGATTTAGCCATGAACGACTACTATGATAATGTTGTCAATGGCGCTGGCAACTATGATAAATATAATAACTTTATTATGGAAAATTACCAACAGGCTAAGCAAGACTGGAAGGATAGGTGGGACCCCAATGGTTCCACAGGTTTCTATTCATACCTTCTTGAAGTGAAACGATATGGCCTTATGGACCAGGACCCATTACTTCTCAAGATGTGGGAAGCTAAAGAAGAACTCGGAGCTTATTGGGCAGTACCAGAAGAAGACAGGGAAGCATTCCTTGAAGACCCGGATAATGTTCTATATGATGCTGACCTTATCTTCACAGGGTATACGAGCGTTATACATAACCCTGATGCCGAAGCAATAGTAAGGCAATGGTGTGCAGAACTTGGGTTAAATGCAGACGCAGTTATACCCGCCTTGACAAAACTTATTATTCCTGATATAATGTTAGAGAAATTTGCTGATGTTGATGGTGATAGTCTAAAACCAAATGACAAGAGAACATGGAGCAGTCTACCTATAAGCGGTTATGCGAGAGAGTGGTTCTTAGCCACGAATCCAGCTTTTAGAGCATACGCTACTAGCACAGAAGAAATAGATGGCAAGAGGATTGGATGGCTTAACGGAACGGACTCTATGGGTAGGGATAAGTACACAATAGAGAGAGTTCCTAGCCCTAGAGAAGAAGAACAAATAGCTGAATACAATAGGATTGTTGAAGAAAATGGAGCAAACTCAAAGGCTGGTCAATACTGGAGGTGCGCAAACAGGGGAGACAATGGAGAAGCTGCGTTAAAGAAGATAGGCATACAGCCAATCAGTCAAGAATGGTGTGAGAGAAACGCAGCAGAAACCAGTTCATTCGCACAAGCAACACAGTTTACTGGTGGGGGAAGTTCCCTGCCGGATTTTGAAAGATAGAAAGGGAGGGTAATTTTATGGTTCAGGACGCAAAGGGCGGAAAACAGGATGAGAAATCTTCTGTTACTCCTGCACCTGCTTCTGAGAAGACAGCAAAGACGTACACTGAGGCAGAGGTTGAACAAATCCGGAAGGAGATGCAAGGTCATAAAGACCGGGGCATCGCCGAGAAGGACAAATGGCTGAATGCTGGTATCCTGCAAATAAGGAAGCATGAATCAGAGATAGCCAAACTGAATGCCGAGCGTGACGAATTGCTGACTAAGGCCGATGGTGGCGCTGATATGGTAGCAATCAACAAGAGGCTGAAAGAGGAACGCAATGCTTTGGAGAAGGAAAGAGCCGACTTTAATATGGACCGACTTACTCACGAAGAAGAAAAGGCCAAGGTTAATGAGTTCAAGCGTCAGCAAAAGATTGAGGCGATTGCTGCCGAACTTAAGGTTAACCCGGAATCCCTGAAGAAACTTAATCCTCAGACAGAGGAACAGATGAGGGAGTTTGCCGGAATCATCGCTGCTAACGTAGCCCCTCCTGCACCACCGCCCGCACAGACTGACAATAGCGGGCCACAGAAGAAGACCAAGCAACAGATATTGGATGAGATGTATCCAACACTAAAGAAATAAGGAGAAAGAAAGATGACGACATTAACTGGTAGTTATACTACGTTAATGGATTTGGTGAAGTTACAGCAACTTGATGGCAAGATTGCTACTGTCACTGAAATCCTGTCCCGCGCTTGTCCTATGATGGAGGACATGCACTTCCAGGAAGGAAACCTGGAGA